AGCCCGCCGCGATGGACTTCGCCCAGCTGCGCCCGCTGTTCGAAGAAATGGGCACCGGTTTCGCCAAAGCCGTCGCCGATCTGCGCAACGAATTCCGAGCGGATACCGATGCCCTCGCGGTCGAGCTGCAGAAGCTGAAGGCCACCCAGGAAAAGACCCCGGCGCACGACTATCGCGGCCGCTCCCGCTCTGACGGCGGCGCCACGAGCTACGCTGACATCTTCTAAGCCGTCACCCGCCCGCCCCGCACCCCGTCACCACAGGACCTGAAACACATGGGTTACCAACTCTCCGATCGCGGCCGCCGGGCGCTCGACGGTCTCTTCACCGCTATCCAGCAGCGCAACGGCGCCACGCGCGGCGTGGGCAAGCAGTTTTCGCTCGAACCAGCATCCGAGCAGCGGCTCGAGGATCTCCAGCGCGAGAACGTCGGCTTCCTGCAGCGCATCAACGTCCCCGGCGTCCGCGATCTCAAGGGCCAGGTGATCGGCCTTGGCACTGCCAACATGGTGGCCTCGCGCCGCAGCCGCCCCAACCTGCCGCGTCAGCCCAAGTATGCCGGCCAGCTCCAAGACCGGAAGTGGGAGCTGCACAACACCCTGTTCGACACCTGGTTGCCCTGGGAGTTGATCGACAACTGGTCGCGTTTCACTGACTTCGCCACGCGCTATTCGCGCCAGGTCGCGATCTCGGTCGGACTGAGCCGGATCATGGTGGGCTGGCACGGCACCACGGCGGCCGACGACACCGATGCCGAGGAAAACCCGATGGGCGAAGACGTCAACATCGGGTGGCTGCAGAAGCTGCGCCTCGAACGCCCCGACCACGTCATGGGCCGCAACACCGTCACTGCTGGCGGAGTCACCACCGCCACCGGCACCGCCAAGCCGATCTACATCGGCAAGGACAGCAACACGGCCGATGGCGATTACAAAAACATCGATGCCCTGGCCTATGACCTGATCGCCGGCATGCCGAGCTGGGCGCGAACCTCGACCGATCACGTCGTGATCGTGTCGCAGGATCTGGTCGACGAGAAGTATTTCCCGATGATCAATCGCCCGCTGTCCGACACCATCGACGGCGGCAAGTCCACCAGCGACCAGGTCACCACGGACATCGTCATGTCGGCCAAGCAGATCGGCGGGCGCCCGGCCGTGATCGTCCCGTTCTTCCCCGAAGGCACGATGATGATCACGCCGCTGGGCCAACCCAGCGTGCCCGACAGCAGCAACCTTTCGCTCTACTATCAGGAAGGCTCGCGCCGCCGCTACATCAAGGACGAGCCGGAAAACATGGCTTCGCTGGTCGACTACAACTCAGTCAACGAAGGCTACGTGATCGAGAGCACCGATCACGCCGTCATGGCCGAGAACATCGAGTTCGGCGACCGCCCGTAATACCGAGGGCTTCGATGGGGGACCTGCCGTGGCCGGCGGCAACCCGGAGCCAGCGCACCGCAGGGGAGGCCACGCGCCCCTGCGGACCACCCGCACAGGACCAAGCCCCATGAGCAGCCCTTTCCGCCGCCACAAGCAGCGGGTGCAGGCCATCCGCGCCGGTGCCGCCCCGTCCACCGAAAGCACGGCGCCGGCCGAGCCGGACACCAGCACGCCCGAAGGCAAGGAATACGCTGCCCTGCGCGTGCTGCTCCACGACAACTTGCGCGCTCTGAAGGACATCGCCAGCCACGAGGCGCGCATCCCCAAGAAGAAGGAATTCGCGGGCGCTTTCGCTGCGTGGATCGACGGCGTTCTCGAGGCTGGGGATCAGGGCAAGGCCGCCCAGGATGAAATCCTGGTCACCAACATGCTCTGGGCGATCGACTATCGCGATTTCGACTATGCCCTTGCCTTGGCTGCCCACGCCATCCGCTTCCACCTGGTGCTGCCTGGCTTCACCCGCACGGTTGCCTGCATCGTGGCCGAGGAAATCGCCGGCATCGCCCTGGCCCAGGCCAAAGCCGTCCCGCACGAGGCGCTGCTCCGCACGCTCGAACTGGTGAACGGTGCGGATATGCCCGATCCCGTCATGGCCAAGCTCTACAAGGCCATCGGCCGCAGCTTCGCGCGCAAGGCCGATGAATTCGATCCGGCCGCCGACAATGCCCCCGCCGGTGGCAAGGCCGCCTATATCGAGGCCGCCCTCACAACGCTGTCTCGCGCCTTGGTGCTCGATCGCAACATCGGCGTGAGAAAGGAGCTCGAACGGCTCGAGCGCCAGAAAAAAGCCATGGCCGAGCAGGCCGCCACCACCTGATCCACCAATCGCCCACGGCGCTGGGGGGCGGATGGCGGGTTGTGCAGCCGCTTTGCGGTGACGCTCAGCCAACCATCCCCACCCCCCAAAACCTCAAGGAACCGTCCCATGTCCACCGGCGTCATTGCAGTCCCTGCCGCCCCTTGGGATCCCGATGACGCGCAGGTCGTGGCCGATGGGTGGTTCCCTCCGATCAAGCTCGCCACCGTGCGCGATTCCGTTCGCCTGGGCGATGGCACGATCAGCACCGAACGCCTCACCATGGCGATCGAAGGGGCGATGCTGCACGCTTTCCGCGAGGTGGCCGCCTGGCGCACTGCCAAGGCCAGCGCCGGAACGGCGAAACTGGAAGACGTGACCACCGACACGCTCAACGGCGCCAACATGGCGGTGAAGCTGTGGGAGCGGATCGTCACCTATTTCGCGGCGGCCGATCTCTACGCGGCCTATCGCGACATCAGCGCCACCGATCAGGGCCTCGATCGCGCGGTCGAAAAAGACACCTCGGCTGATGAGGCCCGCCGTATCGCGCTGGGTGCCGTGGCCGATCTCCGCTCGATCGGCGCCGAGCCGGTGGGCCGAAACCGCGTGAGGCTGATCTGATGCGGGCCCCGGCATGTGTCGACTGTGCCCACTGCATCTGGAACGGGCAACAGAACTTCTGCACGCGCCGTCTCGGCAGATTTGATCCGGTGCGTGGCTCCTACCACGTGAAATCCGTTCTCGCCTGGCTGGAAAGGGCATCCATGCGCACCCTGCTTGGCAGGGCAAAATGCGGTCCGATGGGCAGATATTTCGTGCAGCGCCAGCCACCCAAAGGCCCGCCTCCGCCACCGGCGGGAAAGTGACCATAATGCCGCGCGAAGCCATCGCCCTCCAAGGTGAAACCGTCGACCAGGTCTGCTGGCGCGTGCTGGGCTACACCCGCACCGTGGTCGAACAGGTGCTCGATCTCAATCCCGGCCTCGCCGCGCGAGGGCCGCGCCTGCCCGCCGGGACCGTCATCACCTTGCCCGAGGCATCGTCATCGGCCGCCGCGCAAACCCTCGAAACCGTAAGTTTGTGGGATTGATCCATGCGCAAGATCGATAGCCTGCGCCAGGCGCTCTCCACCTCGATCAAGGATCTGTCCAAGTCCAACGAGCGCCTGCGCGTGTGGACAGATCGCGGCACGGTGCAGTGCCGGCAGACGGCCACGTTCGGTTTTGCCATGGCCTACCGCGTCAACGTCCTCTTGATGGACATGACCACCGATATCGCATCGGTCGGCTATGTCATCTGTGCGTGGCTGCGCATAAACCAGCCCGATCTTCTGGCACCGGGCAAGGATGCTTTCGCGCTGGATCTCGATGTGCTCGACAACGGCACGTATGACGCGCTGATCCAGATCGACCTGACCCAGAACGTCACCTGCGCCATCAACAACCAGGGCAAGATGCAGGTGGACTATCTACCGGAGCCGGAGTCGCTCTTTGCCGACGATCTGCCGTTCCCCGGCCTCAATGCTGTCCCGGTGCTCAAGGCGGTGTCCGTCACCGGTGACGGGCAGATAGCGCCGTTCGACCCGGCCGCCTGATGGCTGACGATGACCTGACCCGGCTCGACGAATGGTTCGGGCAGATCCTGCAGGGTCTTTCCCCGGCCGAGCGCAAACGCGCCGCCGTCAAGCTGGGCCAGGCCCTGCGCTGCAGCAACCTCAAACGCATCAGCTCGAACACCAACCCCGACGGCACGCCGTTCGAGCCGCGCAAGGCCCGCTATGACCGCAAGGGCCGCCTGCGGATGAAGGCCGGTGCCAAGATGTTTCGCGGCCTGCGCATGGCCAAGCAGTGGAAGATCGATGCCGACCAGGACGGCGTGGAATTGTCGCCAGTGTCCCCCGTCGCCGCGCGCATGGGCCGCGTCAGCCAGTTCGGTGAAACCATCACTGTCGGCCGCCTGCGCAGCGGCAAGCGCATCCGCGCGCGCTATCCCGAGCGCCGCCTTCTCGGCCTTTCGGACGAAGACGAGGATCTGGCGATGTTGATCGCTGCCGAAATGATCGAGCCGGACTAGGGCCTGTGGGGATTCAGGATTCCCAAGACGGCGGAGATATGATTCACACTTTTGATGGATCGCTTCGTACTGACAGATGCCCAATGGGCAAAAATCGAGCCGCATTGCCT